CCGCTGCGTACGGCAATCAGACTGGAGTGCTACAGAGCATCGGCGCGGGCGGCGTTGTGACTGCGGGCGCGGGCGAGACGTCGTGGTCCACAGTGACGATGGATACCTTCCGCAAGATGTTGGGCAAATTGCCCGGCTACGCTGGCGCACGTCCTCGCTGGTATATCAATCGCTATGGCTACTACGAGGCGATGCTACGCCTGATGATCGCAGCGCAAGGCAACACTGTGCTCACACTCGCCGGCGGCGATAGCGGCCTACCGCAATTCCTGGGCTACGATGTGGTATTCCCCGATGTTTTGCCTGGCGCGAGCGCTGCTCCTGGTGATCGCGTCGCATTGTTCGGCGATCTAAGCCAAGTCGCCGTGCTCGGCAACCGACGAGGCGTGACTATCGCGCTAGATCGCTCTCGCTATTTCGAGCTCGATCAAGTGGCAGTCCGCGCGACTCGCCGCATGGGTGTCGGCGTGCATCATGCTGGCACGGCGACAGAGGCAGGTGCTATCGTCGCGCTCAAGCTAGCATCCGCGTAGTGACAGGACGCGCATCATGGAGCTCAGGCGTGCGCTGGCTCCGCCAGTCATTGAGCCGGTCACTCTCGATGAGGCGAAGCGCTATCTGCGTGTCGGCCACGACTACGATGATGGCGTGATCCTCGATCTGATTGCATCGGCGCGCGAGGAGATAGTCTCTCACACATCGCACGCCGCAGGCATCCAGACCTGGGTGACTCATGCATCATCGTGGCGCGATCTGACGCTCTCTGATGGCGCGACCATCGTGCTATTGCCAGCGCCTGTGAGGCACGTCCACTCAATCTCGATCCGGCAAAATGGCGAGCAGCAGACATTACTCCCGAGCGCCTACCGTGTCGTGCTCTCCACGCAGCCTGGGCGCGTCGTCCCCGTTGACCCGTGGCCGACGGTGGACGATGCCCCAGATGCGATCGAGATCGTGCATGATGCTGGCTATGCGACGGCGGATGAAATGCCTGCACGCATGAGGCAGGCCGTACTCATGCTGGTCGAGCAGCACTACGTCGAGCGTGGTGGTATTTGGCCCGCTCCGCCATACGCGCTCCAGCGCACGCTGATGGAGCTGTCATGGATGGTGTACCGATGACTCAGATGCAGTCGCAATATGATTGTCGTCCTCGACCAGGTGCAATGCACGAGCCGCTGCGCGTCGAGCGACGCGTAGCCGTCGTGCAGCCTGACGGCCAGGAGGTCGAGCGATGGGAGTCTATGGGCATCATCTACGCAGAGCCGCAGCTAGTGACGGTCGCCGAGCAGAGTATCGCAGATGTCAGCGGCCAAAGATATGACAGACGATGGCGCACGTGGCATACGCCAATGATTACGCTCGATACGCGACTGATAGACGCGGATGGCGTGGCCTACTACGTCATGCGCATCGACGATCCTGATGGGCGGCGACGTGACATGATAGTGCATGCTCGACGCGCGGAGCCGAGGATATGACAGCGATAGTAGAGGTGGACCAGCTATCTCTGAGGCAATTATCAGCGATACTGCGCGAGCTAGCGCCGAGCGTCGAGCGCAAGTACGTTCGATCTGCGCTCGAGCGCTCTGCCACAATATTGATCCGCGACATCAGGCAAAGACTGAAAGGGCGTCCGTGGTCGAAGAGCGAGCGAGGAGTTGTCAACAAAAAAACAGGGCGCCCCGTCGTTGGCTTAAGAAAGAGTGTGCAGCGCAGGCCATCGTCGCAATGGCCGAGCGGGCCATTGCTCGCACGTCGAGGCATCATCGGAATCGTGATAGGTCACAAATATCCAGAGGGTGCACATGCGCACCTGGTGGAGCATGGCCATCAGTTAGTGAAGAAAACTCGCAATGGAAGGAAAGTGATAGGACGAGTTAGAGGCCATCCGTATTTGGGGCCCGCATGGAGAGCGAGCAAAGCGACTATTGAGGCAATGCTCAAAACAGCAATTCTCGATGGCATCATGCGCGACGCAGAGCGATTGCGCGCTGGCAAGCGAGTCAGTAAGCAGGTAGCTGCATTGCTTGGGCATTTCGGCGTGACATGATCGACGTGATTGCAGCATGGCGACAACACCTATTAGACGATCCGCAGATTGCGCAGATCGTCGGTGATAGAGTATTCGCGCATGTTGCCCCACGAGGCCATGAGCTGCCCGTCATTATCATTGCCCCGGACACGCAATTGCCGCAATACGCATTCGCAGGACTCACAGATATTGAGCATACTATCACAACGCGAGTGATAGACATGGACCGCTACAGCGTAGCTGTGTTATTAGATCGCGTCGTAAAAGCAGCAACACAATGGGATGATCCGCCGCATCGAACAAGCATAGTGGATCGCATCAACGAAGAAAACCAGACGCTCGATGATGGTAGCGAGCAGATGTATTACATCGGCGTAATCAATCACAGAGTAATGATTGCCCAATAGGAGAAATCGCATGGCACGAATTTTCCCGCATGGCGCACGCCTAAAATTAGGGACGCAATTTTACGATGACGCAGTCATTCGCCTATCTCTCAACGAAGGCGAACGCGATCTCGTCGAGGATGTGACATTTGCCACAACGGGCGCGCTCGTCAAGCGTGTTGTCCCTGTACATGATCCAGGGTCTTTTTCTGTGACGATGCAATACACTTTCGCAAAGTGGAAAGACATTCGCGATTTGATTGGCATTACAGTGGCATTCGAGATTCACTTTCCCTTGGAGTCTGGCCAGACAACACCAGGCAAGCTTACGGGCAATGGGATCATTCACAATCTGCGGCCTGAAATGGCAGAACGTCAGGCAATTGATATGACGTTTGATGTTGACATTTCGGGGCCCGTCACAGTCGTTGATCCGACATAGGAGAGCGTATGGATCTGTTATCGCATCTGCGTGGAGTGGAAGATCGTCCTATTACTAAGGTGCATGTGGAAGAGTGGGGCTGCGATGTATATCTGCGGCCCATTTCTGCGATGGACAGAATGCTCATTGCTCTTGCGGCAGGCAATGAGCGAGACAAGCACATGATAGGGCTGATGACGCTTGCCGCATCGTTATGCGACGAACACGGAAACCCCATATCACCAAATCGCGACGAGGTGATCTCGCTGCTCGAAAAACGCAATGGAGCGGTGATAGAGCGCCTTGTGCGAATATGCTTCGACCTCTCAGGTCTAAGCGAAAATGCTGTGGAGAGCATCCGAAAAAACTAACACCGATGCGCCGGCTGATGTGGCGGCTGGCGCTCATCATGGGCTGCACATTAAGAGAATTGCTGCAACGCCTTGATAGCAATGACGTGACAGAACTGCTATTGCTCCGCAGCATAGATGGATGGCCAGGCGATACCTGGCCCAATGCTGGAGTGATAGCAGCGACAATTGCAAACTGCCACAGCAAAAAACGCACATTTTCGCCAGAAGACTTCACGCCTCGCGGCGATGCGGGGCCAGATGAAGAATTGAGCTGGGATGAGGTGAAAGCATTATGGCAGCGACCCTCGGCGAACTAATCGTCAATGTAATCGCGCGTGTCGCGCCGTTTCGTCAGGGTCTGCAATCTGCTCAGCAGCAAGCAGAATCATTCCAGCAGAAAATGATTAGCGTCGCCAAGAGTGTGGCAGCAAGTCTTGGTGCGGTGTTCACTGGCCAACAAATTCTTTCATTCATGGAGAAATTAGATGCCGTCGGCAAGGCTGCTGATCGTCTTGGAATAGCAGCAGAATCGTTGCAAGAATTGCAATTTGCCGCACAGCTATCTGGTTCAAGCGCAGAGACATTAGCGAACGCGCTGACACACGCGCGCAATGTTCTCACGCTAATTCAAGAGGATGTTGCACGCGGAAAAGAAAATAAGTTGCGCGTGCTATTAGAAGAGATAGGGCTGAGCGTCGATGAGTTAGTAAAACTCAAGCCCGACGAAATGCTAAAGCGTCTGGCTGATGCAGCACAGGCAGC